TGTGCCCGCAGAAAATTGATCGCCTATGTCTTGCCTGCCGCGCCGCACTGCAACATTTGTGCAACCGTCAAGCACCGCAGCAAAATTGGTTGTGCCATCCAAAACATAAGTTGTGTTGTTTAATACACCTGCCGTTGCATCATCTAAAATAAAAGCATCTTGCAAAAAACCTGTATCAATAGATAGTTGGTAGTTGCCTGATCCAACTACTGCAACGCCTGCCATTAGCTAATCTCGACATATCCAGCTGTGCGGTTGTAAGCGCGTAAAGCATCGGTAACGGCTTGCCCTACCTCAGATTTTGTTGCTAGTTGGCTATTTACATTGATAGTTACGCCGCCATCGCGCCCGCGTATGTTGCCCGGCACAAGCGATGGTGCGCTAACTGGGGTAACAGCGGGCATGCTTATTTGATCAGTGAAACTTGTGCTAATGCCTTTAACATCAGCAAAATTTAAACCTTTGGCTTTTAGTCGAGAATTAGCCGCTGCAAGCGCTGCCTCTACGCCTCGCAAATATTCTTGGGCATTAGATACGCCCGCACCATAAAACTTTGATGCCGAAAGTTCACCAATGCGCTGAGCAATCATTTGTGTTTGCTCTACAAGTGTGTTTGCCCGCAAGACATTTTCTGATGACGCTAAAAGCTCTTTAGCGATAGCTGATCCGCTATCAATGCCGGCATCAATAACTTGCTGCAACGCATCTTGAGACAATCCTGCAGCAAGTAATTGCTCGACTAATGCAGCAAATTCTTTTGTTTTGTCTGCCTGTTTTTGTAGCGCACTAAAAAAAGTTAGCCCGGCATCCTCGCCGCCTTCCTCAAAAGCTTTACCAAAGTTAAGTGCATCAGTTATAACATTCGCTACCGAACCACTAAAACTATTAAAAGCGTCTTGTGCTGTATCTAGTTTAGTTTTAGCATCATCAAGCGCTTTGCCCATGTAATCGCGCAAAACATCTGCAGCTTCTTTAGTTTTCTCTGCCATGATTTTGGCTTTATCTGCAACATCTTTTACAGCGCCGGCAGTTTTCTTTGCTTCGGTTTCTACCTTCGCCATGTATTCATCTATTTTTACGCCTCGAATATAATCAAGACTGAAACCGAGCCTGCCCATATCTACAGCCGTAGATTTAGCTGCAGTGCCTAAACCTGTAGTAGCTGTGGCGGCAGCTTTGTTTCTGTTTTGAAAGATCAGTAGCGCGCCACCTACTACCACTAGCCCAGCTGCGATAGTTGCCGCTGCAACACCCGCTGTGCCAGCTGTAGCAACCGCTGCTAACGATGCTGCATTAGCAAAGTTAAGTGCTGTAGCTACTACCGTTACAGCGTTAGCAATGACCTGTGCAACCTTGTATGCCACAAGTGCAGTAGCGACAGCTGCAATAGCGACACCTACAGCCGTGATGATCCCTACATGCTCTGCCGCCCAATTACCAAAAGCAATTAGCGATGGCAAAACGGCTTCAATAGCTGGCAGTAACGCTTTACCTATGCTTTCTTTAGCTTCATCTAAAGCAACATTGAGCCGCCTAAATTGTCCTTCAGCTGTCCCGGCAGCTACCGCCGCTGACCCACCAAAAGTTTTAGAAAGAGTACCCATCACCTGATCTAGTGATGCACCTTCCTTAATCGCTGTTTTTAATTCAGGGCTTAACTTTGCAAGCGCTTTAGTGTTACCCCCGTAGGCAAGCGCTAAGGCATCGCTGACACTTTGTAAATTCGAACCGGTAGCGGCGGCTATATCCATCGCCAAAGTAAGAGCTTTGTTAGCTGTGCTTAAATCTTTTGTGCCTCTAACTAAAGCGGCGAAAGCTGGGCGAAGCTCACCATCTGAAACGCCTGTAGCCATCTGCATGGCAGAAATGCTTGCCTCGACTGCCGCCACTTGTGCTTCAGTTGCACCGGTAACATTTTGTAAAGTTTTAGCCAGCTGTGCTTGTGCGGCTTCATCCTCTATCGCGGCTTTAACACTGAAAGCGGCAACGGCTGTTAAAGCTGTGAGCGCTGCAACGGCTGGCAGAAAAGCTTTCTCCATGACGAAGCCAGCTTTTTGCGAATTTGTTTCAAGGCTCTTAAATTCGAGCATTGCCTTCTCGAACCCTTTGCTGTCAAGGCTCGAGATAATCGGGATGTTAATTGCCATAGCGCACCTGCATATTCTTATTTATAGCACCCATAACTTTTTCAACGATGCTTAACACTTCTTGTTCTACAGTGTCGCGGTGCATTTCTACTGCCGGATCTATAGCGCGTGGCTCATGGCTAGTTTCAGCGTTTAGGTTTGTTACAAAGATGCCGGGTGTACGCCTACCGGCATGATCATAGATAGCACCGGCAGCATCTTTTTGCTGGATGACCATCAGCTGATACGGCTTGGCTTTGAATAGCACACGGTTTTCTGTGTCATCATTGCCTCGAAATGTCACTACTCTTTCACGCGATGCGGAAGCACCTACCTTAACTTTGAACCCAGCACGCACCGTATTATTATCCCAGCGAACATCACGCCCTTTAACAAGTTTGCCTTTAGCCATGTTAGATAGCGGCGCACCATTGCCTTTACTGTTTGGGAAATCTTTTATAAGCGCTCGAGCGCTAACCAAAATCTTTTGCCCAGCGTTAGCGATGTCTTTAGTGATCTGTTTACGAAATTTAGGATCAAAACTATTTAACTCTGCCAAAGCTTCTTTAATGCCGTGTACCTCTATGCGTGCTGTGTACGGCATCAGCGTGCCTTATTTTGTTTGTTGAGGATTTCTATCACAGCGTTTAAATCGTCTATCTCGAAGCTTCCACCTGCCCAATAGCCGGTAGCGACAAGCACTTCAGCGAGCGCATACCTTACTGATCCTCTACGGCTTTTGGGTTGCTTTGATCTACCACCTTTATGTCCTTCAGGCTGTCTATGTAATTATCTAGCGAGATGGGCACGATGATGCCGCTTTTCTGTGATGCGTTATAGCAAAGAAAAGCTAGATCCTCTACGCCTATCCCGGATGCCATGTCAGATGCTTTACGCTTATATTTTCTTTCCCATGCAACGATGGTTGCAAGATCTGTTTCTACTATCTGTGTGTTGCCGTCTTTAAAGATGGCGTTAAGTGTTAGTTGCATGTTTTCCCTTTTCTCGGGCAAAGCTTCGCTACTCGAAGTCTTGCGTTTATATTTCTCAGCGGCTTAAGCCGCAAGATCACGAAGTTGCTTTTGTAAGTTCGCCACCGCTAAAAGTGAGCGTAAGTTCTGACAGTTCACCAAGTGATGCGTTTATTGGTGTATGTGCCGATAAATATGCACCTGTCAATGTGTAACTAGGGTTAGTCGCACTGACTGCAGCTGATGATGGCTTCAATACAAGTGTTGTCACGATGCCGGTTAAACCAAAAATTGTTGCTTCCGTTTCGCTAGCGGCATAGCTTTGAAAAAGAGTTACTTCAATAGTGTTGTTTTGTAGCGATGTCACAGCTGAAGCACCAAATTTTCGTGCTGTGTCACCGAAAGTAGTGGTTTCTAATTGGTCGTAAACATAATTTACTACGGCGCTTGTGCACTGATCTTGCAAATCCACCGAGTTAATCGTGACGCTTGGATTTGATAAATAAACGGTAGTTGCCATTTTGGGTTAGTCCTTGTCTGTGTCTGTGTCTTTAGTTTTAGCAGGTTTTTTAGGTGTATGTGGGGATATGTGCCCAGCGTCTAACAGATACTTTACATCCGCTTCGAGCTCTGAAACTTCCACAATGTCGCCGCGCTTTAAACCGTTAAGCCTGTCGCTGGTAACTAGGTACTGTGCCATAAAGTCCTTAAGCCGTTTGTGCTTGCATGTTTACAGATACATCATAGGCGGGATACTCTGCCCCGCCGATGATAGCCACAGTGGGGCGACCATCAGTAATAGCCAAGTTAGCTGCCAATAATTTTGACATCATATTAAGCAAGCTGCGCTGTGCGTCCAGGTTGCCCGGACCAAGCGTAATCAGTCTTACCGGAAAGATCATTTTAACGATGTTGTAATTAAATGCTGTGAAGCTGGGCGCGTCAATGAAAGCGCATGGCGGTACAAGATTGCGTGGATCATTTACGCATTGCAAACCTGTGATGGCTGTAATGGATGTGTTGAGATTATCTAGCGCAATGTTAAAGAGATCTGTGTAGGCGACTGGCATTATGCAACCGTTGCCCGGTTGACCCCTAACAGCTGTTTAATTATTGGGGTTAAACCGTTTGTGCCGCCACCTGACATGCCATCGAAGCTAGCGAAATCTGTTACTGCACCGCGTTGCCTGTAAAGCCCGCCACCATACATAATTGTGCCCAGTGTGACATCACCGCTAGGCGAAGTAGTCAAGCTGTCATAATAATTATTTTCTGCTCTGCGTCTAAAACAGAAAGCGTTTGCAGCTGCCGCGCACTGCGTTAAGAAAGCTGTGTCAGCTGCCGTAGCTGTGCCTATACCTAGCCAGTCCTCGATGTTGCCGGCTGTGATCCAAGTGCAAGTGTAAGTGACTGTGACTACGCCCGTAAAAATTACG